CAGTCTTCCCAGTTGAGTTTGGGGACTTTGGGTTCAGCCCATGAATTGAAGCCGTAGAAGAGGACTGCTCTCTTGGCTTCTTCAAGTGGTGTGGGTTTGGGTGTAGGTGTGGATATGGGAACAATATCGAAGTGTATTGTGCTCTTGCCGAGGTTCCAAGTAGCGGTGATCTTATATCCGTGACTTATGGTCGTAAATACCTTTCGCTCCTTGAAGTCCACGTGATAGCGCTCAAGAACATCGTCTTCAGATGTACCCATTAAAAGCTCTGAGCCCTCGCCGAGAATTCCCATTGATCTACTGCATGGGATTCGTGTAATCGCGCCTCCGCCTGCGGAGAAGTAAAGAGGAATGGGAGAGTTTGCAGTGATTTGTATCTCCCCTTTGGGTTCAAATTCCTCTTCAGTTGGTGTAGTGAACGTAAAACTGCCGATATCGGATGGTAGATACTTTTTGGGTTGACCTTCATACGTATCTATGATTTGCACTTCGAGTTTATGCGTTGACCCAGGAGATAACCCGTCTACTGGGATATGGGGCTGTGGGTCGTTAACGACCTTACTCGATATGTCGACACCATCGAGCCACGCTTTGGCTGTGCAGCCGCAAGCTATTGGCATTGCCCCTTCGTAGGGGCAGCATTCTTTAACTGCACCCCACTGAAGCCAAACAGAAGTGGGAGTGAGTTCAGCAGCTTTGAAGTTTGTTGGTGTTCTGTGCTTCTCTGTGGGTGTGGGTGTGGGTGTTGGAATGGGCGTCTCAGCCGCGACCTCTGGGTAATCGGTAATAACGACATGCATAGTGTAGGGGGACGTGGTAAAGTCTATCTTTACGGTTCCGCGGTATCCATTTGTGTTTATCTTCTTATTCACTACACCTTTGTAATCTGTGATGTAGTCTTCATAGATGACACACTCTTCCCATCGCTCCCAGCATTTCCAATCGTCATACCGACCGTCACAGACGGCGAAGCCGAGATCAAAGCAGTGGTTTGTTGTGGTTGGTAAGATGGAAGTGCCGCAATCGCTGCTGTAGACTAATGGTATTGGTGAGGAGACGGTTATGTTTACGTCAGGAAGTCTGGGTTTGGGTGTAGGTGTTCCGGGTAGGAATGGAGTTGGTGTAGGAAGAGGAGTGGAAACTGGTGTTGGTGTGACTCCAAGAATACCCGCTTTGGGTGTAGGAGAAGGAGAAGGAGAAGGAGAAGGAGTTGCACCGGGGACCTTTTCGCACTTAACACGGAAGACGATATGGGTTTTTGGGCATCCGTGTCCGCCGTTGAGGCTGACAAAGCTTCTTCTGGTTAGTTTGTATCCCGCGGGGCATTCATACCCAAGAGCATAAGGCTGGGTGCACACGTAGCCTTCAATAGACTCGGGGAGGTCGTTGCTGATAATCTCAGAGATGCCAAATTCTTTGGCTTCGTCAGGGATAACGGGAGTAGGTGTGGGTTCGGGTGTAGGAGTTGGTGTGGGAGTAGGAGTTGAAGGAATAAGAGGAGTGGTTTTTGTGCCTCTAACCATCTTTGGGGTATCGACAAATGCGTCACCGGGTTGGATGTCTCTAGTGACAGTGAAGTTGTCGTAGCCGGTTTTGGTGATGGTGATGGTATGGGTTCCGAAGCCGAATTGGGAATTGGCACTGAAGGTAAGGAGTTCGGGAGCGTAGTGGTGGACGTAGATACCGTCTATATATACTTTGGCATGGGTGACGTCTGTACCGGTGGCTTCTTCGATAGGCGTCTTGATTTCCCATGTTGCTGAGCCATGAGCGGGAGTAGGAGTTGGGGTTCCGCCGGGAGCAGGAGTTGTACCGGGAGCAGGAGTTGGGGTAGGAGTTGCACCGGGGGCAGGAGTAGGAGTAAGAGTTGAGGGAATAAGAGGAGTGGTTTTTGTGCCTCTAACCATCTTTGGGGTGTCGACAAATGTGTCACCGGGTTGGATGTCTCTGGTGACAGTGAAGTTGTCGTAGCCGGTTTTGGTGATGGTAATGGTGTGAGTTCCGAAGCCAAATTCGGAATCGCTGCCGAAGGTAAGGAGTTCGGGGGCATAGTGGTGGACGTAGATACCGTCGATGTAGATCTTTGCACTATGGATGTCTGTGCCTGTTTCATCGTCGATAGGCATCTGGATGTCCCACGTAGCGTCTTTGGGCCTTAGCGGAAGTGGCGTCTCGCCGGGCGCGGGAGTTATTGCAGGTTGCGCGGAACCTCGCTGATAAGCATAACCATTTTCGATCATCCACTCGCCGATGCTCAAGGTGCCAATATACGCTTCGGCAAGAATTCGCCCGTAAGAATCTGTTGGCGAATTTGGATCGAAAACCAATGTGACTTCTTTTTCTCTGATCAGATCGTCAAGGGCATGCGTGGCTTCCTCCCATGTAACTCCCCCGGGACCAGTAAAGCCTTTTTCGGGAGCTTCAATCCCCTTTATTCTTACTGACTCTCCGGTAGAGAGGACAAACGTATCGCCGTCATTGACCTTGACAACCGTGCCTTCCGTAGGGACATCTTCAAGTGGTATTGTTTTCCCTTTTTGCTCTTCGAGCACCGATGTGCCGGCGTTAAGTACGGCGAGATATGTTTCATAAATATTAACTGCAAGAACGTAAGATTCTTCAGCTTCTAAAGCGTCCTTATTTGCATCGAGCCACGTCTTATAATTTGCGAGATGATCTTCAAGATTTGCAAGACCAACCTCCAATGTCTCCCAATCTTTATAGAACTCGGCAGACGAGATGACGTCTTTATCTTCACCTAAAATGATGCTCATGCTGGTCAGGCGTTTAGTTGCTTCGCCGACAATAACTTCAGTTGCTTTGCTGGCTTCAAGAAGCTGCGCGTAAGTCTCGTAGGTGCTGGATGCGATTTCGTAACTTCCTTCAGCTTTGAGGGCGTCCTCATTCGCATCGAGCCACGTCTTATAATTTGTTAAGTGAGACTCAAGACTGGCTGTGGCTGCATCGAGTTGCGTTTGATCACCAGCTCGAATTGCGGCTTCGATGAGGTCCTTATCAGCATTAAGTGAGATGCTGTAAGTGGTCACCTTTTCCGTTACTGGCTTGATAGGGACAGTCCCGCCTTCATTCGTGGTAAGCACTAGGTGATATGTATTATACGTATTGAGCGCAGATTGGTAATTTCCGCCCTGTTCTAAGGCATCCTTATTCGCATCGATAAATTTTTTGTAGTCTGCGAGATGCGTCTTGAGATTAGCAACAGCCTTATCAAAAAGCGCCTGATCGGAATCTCTAATTGCCGATTTAATAAGATCCTCAGCAGCGTTAAGTGAGATGCTGTAACTTGTTAGTTTTTTGGCGATATCCGCGGGGGTCTTAGTTTTTTGCTCTTCAACCCATGATCTTGCTGCTGTAACAATGAGCGTCTTTGTCTCGTAGACAGCGAGTGCATTCTGGTAAGTGCCTTGGGTTTCTAAAGCGTCCTTATTTTTATCAATATAGTCTTTGTACTCTGCAAGATGGTCTTCTAAATTAGAAGCGGCGGTCTCGACCATATCAATATCGTTATTGAATTGAGCGCTGGCAATAACTTTTTCGTCTTGACCTAGTGCAATAGACATGGAAGTGACCCGTCTGCTCTCATCTCCGGGCCTAGAAGGGCCTTTCTCGATGACGTGGACATAAGTGTCATGTTGACTCTGAGCTGCAACGGCATAAGCTTCAAAAGAAGTAACAAGAGAAGCAGAAATAGGAGCGGCAGCAAGACCAGCAATGGGCCCCCCAATTGCAGTTGACCCTGCGATGGAAGAACCGCCAAGACCTACGAGAGCCCAACTATAGAGGTTGATTGCATCTTGGTACTTCTGGTTTGCTCTTTCAGCTTCCTCCCAATCTTCGGCTTCGATAGCGGAATAGACGGCAATGGAAAGAGCACCGAGTGCTTCTTCACCAAGCCATGATAAAATAGTCTGCCCGCTCAGGGCAGCACCAACGCCAGCGGGAATAACGATTCCGGGATGGGCTTTAAGCCAATTGCCTATTCTTGTAATTATGCGTTCTTTATCGCCCGCTTTAGTAGACTTTATAGTGGTCTTGATATACTCATCGAGCCCGATGTCTCTGGTGACTTTGTCGATGTCGCCGATGTCGCCCCCTTCCGCGCGTATATATGCTGCGATCTCATCATAGAGATGAAGAGCATCATCTAAATCCTGAGAGGAGTGCCCAGCGGGAATTCGCGCAGACCACGTGGGAATTTTATCGGCGAACCCAGACGCTCCCTCCAGCCCTGCTTTGAACTCTTTTAGTGGTGCGTTATCGCCCTCCTTAATGCTCTTCAGAATGGACTTAGCTTTTGTGGGGTCTTTAAGCAGTGCAGTGATTACATCTTCATCTAGAAGCGCCTTCAGTTCAGGCGAGAGATCGGCTGCTTTCCGAAGCGTTTTTGACAATAAGGCGCCTTCACTAATTATGCCTGGGGAGATGGCCATCCCAATGGTGGAACCTATTAAAGAGACCCAAACAAAGAAGTCGTCGTCCCGCTCGTTTCCAAGCAGATCTTTTCCAGTCTTGATAATAGAGGCGGAGTTGGCAATGTCGACTGGATCAGAGCCGAGTGTGCCTATCCATAATAAGCACTCTTCATCTGGTATATCAAATAGATGGCAGATAACTCTAAGTTCCACTGGGCAGATACCTGTAAGGATAAGGTCTCTTAGATCTTGTAAGGATTGCGGCTTAGGTGTTGGAGTTGGTGCAGGTGTGGGTTCGGGAGTTGGGTGGCATGTGCCGTCTGACCACCAATAACATCCATTTGCTGCGCATGTTAAGGCATCGTCCCAATCGCTGCAGACGGGAGGGCGGAGCGTTGGTGTAGGAGTAGGAGTTGAGGGAATTGTTTTCCTTACTTCATCGACGTATGAGCGAGCATCCACATTATCTCTATCTATCTTTACCAACTTTAATGTGACCGTATCTCCAACATTACCAGCAAATGAGACTCGCCCGGTGAGGTTACCCACTTGCATATTGCTGCCCCCATTGCTTTTGCACACACCACCAATCCAAGGTTCACCTACATAATAGTAACGATATGGGTAATTAGGCGGCAGAAAAGGTGTTGTGTCAGGATCTTGCATTTCATAGTCTATCTTAACCCACTTACCATCCCAATACGGCTCGCTTACGGTTTTCCATTTCTCGTTGCCTGCTGGAGGTAGCGATGGAACAGGAGTTGGCGTTGGGCAGAACGAAGGAATTAATGTTAAAGTTATCTCGGCTGTGCAAGCGGTAAAGTCAAACGTATCCTCGATATAATCCCTTTTTGTTGCTCTTGCTTTAAAGGTGTTGCCTTTAGTTAAAGTAATCGAGTATTTCCCCGTAGAGAGATGCGAGCAGGACATGCCATTGACAGAGACAGAAGCGTCAATAAGATTTCTGTTATCATCGACAACTCTTATTCGCTGTTCGCATGAGTTGGGTCCGGGTTTGGGTGTGGGCGTTGGTTTGGGTGTGGGCGTGGAAGGAGCCGGTGTAGGCGTGGGTGGTTGTGTAAAATACACGTTGTAGACGCGAGATGATGCTGAAGGAGCCGTAAACGTATGGAGTTCGAGATAGCCCCCTATTCCAAGACCTGCTATATCCTCCGCGGTGATAGTATGATTCTTAGCAAGAAACCCATTTTCGTCCGTTGTGCCATTAAGCCAAACATCATGATACACATCTCCCCTATAATTTTGAAAGCGGAGTATGATATGTATATCATCCATTGGGTTGCCCTCATCCCAAAAAGCATAGCAACCCACCTGAATTGTGTCACCCACAGCTAAATCGCATGATGCTGAAGTTAGGATATCACATTTGCCGTAATTGCTCAGTGTAGTAACATCTATAGAGACCCCCATTCAAGCTACCTCCATAAATACAATTAAGACTTTATCCATGTGGGATTATCTTGCGCTTGCTCGTTTAAGATAGAGAAGATATTTCCGTGGATGGCAGAACGCATTGCGAGGAAAATTAAATTGAGTTGATAGATGCATCACCGGCAATGTTTGCAGCATTCCACCAATCCCACTCAAGGCAGCCTCCCCATGCTTCGCACGCTTCAAACACATCTTCATAATATTCCTGATCATGTATGTATTCTTTCTTCACAAGAGGAGAAAAGTAAGGAGAATCTTGAAAGCGCTCAATGCACATCGTGACAGGGAAATCCTCGTAAAGAGGGATTACACCCCTAACTTCAACCCACGCATGGACCTCGCCTTGAGCATTTGTGCCAACAACGATAGCAGTATCATAGCCGTGATTTTCCAGATACCATTCCGTGAACGCAGCGCTTTCTGAGCAATCAAACACGTGTTCTTCATAAGGATGTGGATATTGAATCTTGCGTAGCAGATGCTGGAATTCTGAGAGGTCGTGCGTACTGTTGAGAGTATTGGAGCCGTTAGGAATATAATAGTTTTGAGGGATAATAAATCGCCCGGAGTCAAGTGCGGGCTGAGATAAGCGTTCAACATGATGTGAAATATTGAGAGCTATCACTGGGAAGACAATTGCATAGCAGGAATAGCAAAAAATAACGATAACGATGAGCAGAAGTTCTCGTCGGTTCATGGTAGTAGTTATGGAGATGAGAGATATAAATGTGCCGTTTCACAACCAGATTGCGAGAAATTTAGACATATCCAATTTTGAATATATTCAGAAAAAAAAACAAAAAAAAAAATGAAGAAAATCCGTTTACGATCTTCTTCGTTTGATAGCGGGATGCCTGCAGACGGAGGTCTGATTACGCCCACGCCCACCGCTTTTCCGCCCTCTTTGACTTCCGTCCTTATTTCCAAATCCACGTCTGTTTACCATCTTTCTTCTGTTGTTTCACCTCCTTAATATTGAAATGGCGCTTGAACTCGAAAAATTCTATTGCCTTTCTCGTCGTACTGCTCGCCGTGCGAATCGTTTTGGACGCTGCCTAATACGCTCAGAATTATCGTGCTGGCTAGTTCTTCGATAGACTTTTTGCCTTTCTCAGATTGGTGACTTAACGCTCTGTAAGCTTCTGCGCTCACCTTCACTGTTCTTTTCGTATTGTCCACCATGATATATCGATAGTCTTCACCGATATATAAAGCTTTTTTGAATCGGAGGGTCTGAGGAAAGACGCGTTATCGTGCCCGCGGGATAGGAACTTTGGGTTTATGCAAGGGCGTGTGCAGCGCTGCAAGAACTGCATATCGAAGTGCGTCGAGCCGATGATACTTATCTTTATCCTTGATCTCTTCTGTGAGCTCGCCGTTTTTGTCTATCTTTCGACTGTACTGAGAGAACTCGCTGAAAATGTCTGGGAAATCGGATAAGGAACCTGATGGAGAATGCACTTCGCAGTTATCAAAGAAAAACAGCCGCTTTTCTTTTAGTAATTCGATAACACGATCGATGCCCGATTCGACATCGGAAATTGGCGGGGGAGTAACGGCAACGCCCGCTTCTTGCCAGTCCAGTCGGAATTGCTTTTCAGATGCAGCGCCGCCGCACCATTTCACCACTCGCTCTTTTGCCGTGCGTTGAAGCGCACGAGTTGCATGTTGAGACGATGTTAAATTTCCCTCAACTATGACCCGATATGCATAAAACGCTTTTTTTGATATGTCTTCAGCAAGATAAAGTGTAGCGGTGTGGATGGCACCCGGATCGATACCAACAAATCTGGGCCATTCCGCTGGGATGTCAAATGGTTTAACAATGTGTGTGCTTTCATCAAAATCATGGTAAATCTGCCCTGTTGGATGGGAATACTGAGCGTCGTAGAGCATGGAGAACTTCCAGGGTGGGAGCGTTTTCTTTGCACGGTTGTATTCTCTGCGTGGAAAAGCCGGATTGGCTATGCTGGGAAATTGAATGACATCGATAGTTTCATCCCCTTTCTCCCAGCGATCGTATATCTCGCGTTTGAGCCACGAAATATTGTATAGAGTAGTAGTTGCGAGAATTCGACCTTCTGATAAGGACAAACGGCGTAGAACTGCAAGCCAAGCTTCCAGCGAAAATGAATCTAACCCTATTTCGTCTAGCCATGCGGAACGGACCGTAGCGGACTCCAGTCCGCCGGCTCCAACTGATTCCCGCTTTGTGCCTGCCACTGCGCTGCGCAGTATTATCCGCCCCCACATGGGGTCATTGGCGAGTTCAGCTTCAAATTTGCCTGTTATAGGATTTCTGATTTCCATGACCCGCTCACTTGCGAAGAAACGCCCGATGCCCAATACTTGCTCAAAGACGTAGCGCAATGCAGGGAGCATTTTCATACGGAAGAGATCAAAAGTAGAAGTGACAGCGAGATGGTCGCCCCCTTGAGACCGTTTGATTTCGCGATATAACCACCATGGCCCCCAAGATGTCTTCCCGCTTTGAGTCCCACCCAAAACAAATACGAACCGCTTTTGAGAGTCCCATGCTTTTTTCTGCCCTGGATGGAAATTGAGGCATACTTTTCCATCTTTAATTTCGACAAGTTCCATGATCAGTACCTCCCTGCTGGGCGCGCTGCAAGCCTCTAATCTTTTCTCTTTTGCTCGTGGATTTCGATAATTTGAATTTCATGATGATGGTTGACTGCTTTTTCTTCAGGCTCGCCGATAAGTTGCAAGGCAAGCTTAATGGTGGCATTCAGAGTGGCATGATCTTCGATGGGAAACTTTGGGTCGCCATTGGGTAGAAAAGCAGTGGCGATTCTTTTTTCCGTTTCCATAAGCCACTTAGCCTTACGATCGATGTTGGCTTTCGTGGTCTTCTTATCGATGCCCGCTGCAACAGCTTTGTCCTTGATTGCAACGCGCTGCTGCCAGTGGAACCATTTAGACCAGTTTTGAAGCGTGCGGAGCGAGGGTTGCGTTTCTGACGCAATATCGATGAAATGTTGGCGCAACTTAGCAAGGCTGCGCCCTGCGCCCATAGCATAATAAGCTTCAAAAGCTGCTGCTTGCTCCGCTGTTTCCTGGTGTTGCGTCATGTCTTGTTCAAGACCTCCGGATGCTCAAGGCTAATTTTAAAAAGAAGGGAAGAGAGTTTAAGAGCGTGAAATTCGAGTTCGGGAAGCGACCGGAAACCAGTGAGTGTTATCTTCCCAGAGGGAAATATGAGTGCGGTATAGTGAGGTTTGTGCTCATGAAAGTAAAAAGTGATACAATTGACGAGATGCTCGTGGCTGTCCTTCTCAGAAAAAAGAGGAGAGGGGTCATAAGAACAGTTAGGTAGATAAGTGGCAAGTTCAGAAAGATTAAAAGAATAGAAAAAATCAGAGAAACCTACAATGTTAAGAACTTCGTATCGATCAGCAAGTTTGAGATCGAAATCAGGAAGGAATTTGGCGGATAGCCAAGTAAAAGAATCATCAAGTTCATCAAGTGAGCGAGCAGCACGGGACATAACTGTTCCAGTGCGAAAGATGGAGAACTTAACACGGTTATGAGGAATGAAGATGCGCGAAAGAACGGCTTGATGATCAAACGGGTGCTTAGATTCGAGTGCGGAGAGAGAGAAAGGCGGGACGAGTTGAGATTTAGCGATGATGTTGGTGACTTCTATCTCAGGTTTCTCCGCCTTCTTCACGCTTCTTGGTTGGAGTTGAGGGGGCATGCCTAGTAGTAGTACATAGAGGCATATAAAATATATAGTCATATAGAGTTTTCACTTGCGGGATCTATGCTTGTCTCTTCACTATTCTTCTCTCTCTTTTGCCCCATCCATCTTACTGTATTAGATTGTATTACATTGTGCTTGTGACGTAGTACACTGTGTTGCATTGTGATACATGTTTGAATCGGAAATAGAAAACAACAGAAGCAACAGCGAAGCCGCTCCTGCGGAGCGGCGCATGTAATAACGAAGCCGCTCCTGCGGAGCGGCGCATGTAATAACGAACAATCAAAGGGGGGGCTATGATCTCTAATACAAGGAACGGAGTGGTCTGCGGGGAGAGCCGCCTTATGATAAAATTTTAGCAAATTCCCGCTGCGTCTCGATATAAAATCGAGAAAGCGCAGCGTCTCGATTTTAGGTCGAGAAAGCAGGAGACGGAGTTAGGGAATTTGCGGTTTCAATCAGCACAAGATTATACAGGAATCTAAAAGTTATCGTGCTGATTGAAAAAAATTTTACTCTCCCCGCAGAGCGCTCCGTTCAGTAAAAAAAGCCCCCCAAAGCAGGATTGGGCGGTCCAAACAATATTAAATAACGCCTGTTCTTATACGATCCATCTATCTTGAGATACCGCCCCGCCCGGGAGTTTCACCCGGCACTACCGCGCATCGAGCGCTACTCCGCGTGGTCTCGGTCGACATTGCGCCTGCGGGAATCATGATAGAAGCGAATCGCCAGCCTGTCATTGCCCCTCCTTTTATGCTTGAGTTTTATTATATATAAAATTCTCAATAGCGTTAATACCACCTCATTCTGTATAACGTTGATACTTTCTCGATCTGTATAACGTTGATACTTTCTCATCCGTAGCATGAGCGGCTCAGGGGCGAATAACGAGTTGAGGTCTGGTCTCCCGTGTGCGGGAGCTCCGTAGGCTAATACGATGTCTATACGGGGGGGTGAGGGGGTCGAGTCCCCCTAGAAAACACAGCAAAATAAGAGGGAGACAAAGAGAAAAGATAAGAAGGAAAATAAGAAGAAAAATAGGCATCTCCATAACTTCCATCATAAGAAGAAGCAGAATCAAGAGGAAGAATGCATCAGAGGAGGCAGGTAACAATATGAAACTTAGTAGTTGTAGTTAGAATGGAACGGCTGCTTGCAGCCAGAGCAATGACACTATAACTACTATCATGTGGGGTGGGCGGGACCAAGCAAGGCATCCGCATATTGTTAGGCTTGGGCGCATGCAATGCGTAAGGGAAGGCAAAGTCGGATGCGAAGAAGTTGGGACTCGCTCTGGCAAAATGGTTCGTAGATTACTTTTGGAGTGGACCCATTTTCGCGGCATCAAACGGAAGTGATGGTTCCGCATCATAGGTAGGCACGCCGTTTTCTTGCATCCATTTCTCGAGTTCACGGTGCGCTTCCATGCTGCGATAGTATTTGCATCTGTATTCTTCTGCGGGCGAAAGTTGCCACTTGCGCACTCTGCGTTTTGAATGCGCCTCCTGATGTTGGGCGCTGCGGTGCGATTGTTTGAATACGCTTGAGAGCTGATAGGCGGTTATCTTTGGGTCATAGTCTTCCCACTGCGCATGCTCATCAATAATTTTGAATGCCTCATCGTAACTGTAACCGGCATATTTGAGGAAGCCTGCCAGATATAATCGTTCACTATGAGTTGGGTGTATTGCCTGCAAGATGTCAAAGAGGTCCAGCCGTTTTTTGATACTGTATATTTTGTGAAGAAAATTAAAAGAGGGAGTTGGTTGGACTCCCTCAGTTCCTGTTGCATTCATTTTTCTTTTTTGCCTCCTAAATTATTTTGCATCTTCTTAGCCCCTGTATCCTCTATCTACTACTTCCATTTCTGGCAGATTCGTCAGCGCATTTATCAAGCGAGTTAACTCGCTGTCCCTGTTATATCTTATCTTCACTACTTTCTCCCTTCTAAATATTATTGTTTTCATTTTTACCACTTGCTTCCGCCCCATTCGCTAATATTCATTCTCTTTGCTACTCTCTCCGCTTCTCTTTTTGTTGTCCACACGCTGTGGATATGGATATCCGCAATGGATTGCTTTAGGACATTCTCACTTGTTCTTTCCGCTATCCACGGTCCAGATGTTGAGTTCAACCGGACAACTGCATACCCATTTCCATCTTTCTTCAGCCCTTTCATTTTTCTTTTTTCACTCTCCTATTCTTTTACCTTTCGCAGTTTGACGGTCCCTGATCCATCTTCAAAAAAAGAAAGACCACGCCCCTGCTCCCAAAAGCAATAGAAAAAGAACGCGTACAGATCAGTCGGCGCGATATTGGCGTCAAATTGCCTGTCGAAACCGCGGAAGGTTATTGCTTCTTTTTTATCCATTTTTCCTTTTCCAACCAGAGAAGAGCAGGTTAAGTCTGCTCCTCCTCGCGGTCGCCTCCGTTTCTCAGCTCTGCTATCAGCTCGCTCCTTCGGTCGCGTGTGATCGCATTGAAAACCATATTGATCGCATAGCCCCGCTCTTGCTCACTAATTCGCTCTTCCGCATCGACTGCCTCTGTGATCTCCGCAAGCAGCGTAACATATTCTTTGATGCGGTTTTGTTCTGCTTGCGTTTGCTTTTCAGGTTCTTCTTCTGCTTGTGCTTTGGGTTCTTGCGCTTCTGCTTCTGCTTTCTTCTCCTTTTCTAGTTGTTCCAGATCCTCGATATAAGTGCTGCACTGACCACGTGAGAGTCTTGCGAAACTTGCAATGTTTTGCTCTTTTTTCCATTGTTTGGGGTCAATCCCCAACGAGTGGAGAACGGCGTAGAGATGCTTTATCTGCGCCTCCGTTGCCGCGTCTTCGCTTGCCATTTTATTTGCTCACCTCCTTTAGGATCTCTTCATTAAGTTTCCGGTTGAGGAACTCGCACATCGTGCTGAGGTGCTGAGCTGCTCCGTTCTCCTTTGCCTCCTCGGCCCAATCCGGGTGAGAACTGCAGAGTTCCCAAATCAGCGGCTCGATTGCTTGCATCAGCACATCACCTCCATCTCCTCAATTGCCTTTTCCCAATCTGCGAAGTTAAGGCGCATTTCCTCCTCAAAGAGGATCGCATTACCAATTACCTCGCCGGTAATCTCCTCTCTGCCCATCTGCCTTCTTACATATTCAAGAAGGTCTCTATCTACACTCGTGGCGTTTGACCGAAGTGTTTCAGATTCGCCAGTTTCTGAAACCTTTATATTCCCCTCTTCCAATATTTCATTGGTGGGGGTAGAGGTTGCGTTTGCGTGCATCTTCTTTTACCTCCATCTATCATTTTTTTTAAAAAAAAGGAAGTACCGGGAATCAAACCCGATTGCACAACTATCATTTTTTTCTTTTTTCACCTCCAAAACTGTTAGGTTGCCCTAACCCGCGGGGGTAATGTTGGGAATTACCCCCAGCCTAAAGGCTTCGGCTCGCGCGTCTCTCTCTTGACTCCACTACCTTGAGTCTTTGTCTCATTGTGGGGTTGCTTTTTTTCTTGCCCGCCCTTCTTTGATCGTTTGCTTTGCGTGCCTTATCTGCGGTTTGCTCCGCGAGCCCTTTCGCGTCCCTCGCCCGCGATCCCTTTCCCTCGCGGGTTCACTCCTTTTTATCCTGATTAAATTTTTGAGCAAGGGCGCCTTGGATGGTGGGACAGCAAAAGCGGGGATTATATGACTTCCCGCCAGAGTAAAGTTTTAAGTCTGATTAAAATCGAGAAAGCGGCTTCAAGTGGTCTACTACGGAGCGTCTCGATTTTAGGCAGACTTATAAAGTTTACCTGCGCGGATAAAGAAGTCATATAATCCCGGCGGGTCAGTTTCGCATAACGAATAGCGCAGGGATTTTCGAGGCTCGTTTTTAGAGCGGCTTGATATTCGAAAAGATAATTTGGCAGACTAACCTCTCAAAAATGGATGAATGCCAAATTCTTGCCGCTCTAAAAATCGCGAAAGCGACAGCCCGCTGCGAGCCTCGAAAATCCCGCATGTTGGGTCTTTCCCTTGAGGGAAGCTCCGATCGGGTGAGTGACGTTGATACATTTCGATCTATATAGCGTTAATACTTTCTCGATCTGTATAGCGTTAATACTTTCTCGATCTGTATAACGTTGATACCATCTCGCTCTGTATAAGGTTGATACTTTCTCATCCTGTATAGCGTTTTTTTTCATAGATGATGTCGAAGCAAATCTCATTCTCTCCATTTACACGTGCATTGAGTACTCGGGACCCGCATTGCCTGCCAAGTGCCTGCAATCGCGATCTGGTGTATTGGCGGAGTTTTCCATGTCCATTACCACGAGCGCGGATGAACGTTACTTTGCCGTTTTTCATTGCGATGAGGTCAATTGGCTCTCGATCTTCCGAGTCTGCGTATGGTGCTACTTGGATAACATGCAGCCCCTGCTTTTCTTGGTTGCGCTTAACGCGCTTGGTGAAGTTTTTCATTTTACCGTATTCCAAACCTAACTACCTTTTTCTCTTCATCCCAGTACGCCCTGATGTTCAATCTGCCTTCTCGCATGAGCTGCAGCATCTGCTCGTTGCGACTGTAGCGTTCCGCCTGGGTTAGCGTTATTTCTTTTAGCCTCCCCGATTCCAAGCCGAGTTTGATCTCTGCGAGTTTCATCACACATGGGCAAGGATACCTCGTGCTTCAGCACGGGAAGGAATTGCCCTTCTCACCTCCTCTATTCTTCCTCTTGCTCTTTCTACAAGTGTCAGTTTCTTATAACTCACAGAATCGCTTACCTTCTCTCCATCAATTGTTTTTAGATTAAAGTGACCACTGCTTCTCAATCCGAATATGTAGCATTTTGCTTTTCCATACATCACCTTATCAAACCTCCGGAATCCTTTTACTTCCTTTACTGTATTTCGCTTCCTTCTGCCGCCTTTTAGCAGGTTCGCCTTGAACAAACTCCTGTTCTGCCTTCTTACCTGCTTGCCCTTATAGACATATCCTGCTCGTTCCTGCCCCGTTCCCCCCGCGATAACAAACGCATCGTTTACGTGCGACTTCTCTATCCCAAGCTTCGTTCTCCAGTATTTTGTTATGCTGCCGTAAGTCCAGCCGCAGCCAAGCATATTCACCAGCTTCCAGCGAATGATATTCATAAACGCCGTTGCCTTCAGAGATTGTTTTGCCTGTTTCTGTATCTCCGGATAGCCGAACTCTTCGGCTGTTCTATTACCTTTTTCTTGGTTGCACTCGTGGCAAGATATTGTCAGGTTTGAGACTCTATCACTGCCTCCTCGTGACTTCGGTATGATGTGCTCTATTTCTAACGGTACATCTGTCTTACCGCAATATGCGCATTTTCTATGGTATTTCTCCAACAAATACTCTCTTACTTCATAGCCTTGCAATTCGCCTTGCTGATATTCAACACCACTTATCTCTGGGCGCTGCATCTTCTGCGTATCAGAGCTCGCTACTTCCACGATTATCTTCGTTATCGGTAGTATTTGCTTTAGTCGTTCTATCAATTTGGCATGGCTTTGCAGCTTGTGCTCCAGCGAAGGTGCTAACCAACCGTTTTTTCTACCGCGATTGACAAATCTCGGTTTTCTATGCCATTTCCTGTTTCTTCTATCTCTTCGATACGCTCTCCTCTTCTCCAATAACCTCTTTATATCTGTTCTTAACTCCAATTCGCCTGCTATAAGTTCCCTGCTTGCTGTCACCGCACTGTACCCGACTGTCTTGTAGCCTGCGTCTATCCCAAGTGTTATGTCCTGCTTGTAGCCGCTTGAGCCGTAGGGTAATTGTATGGTGAATGGCGTCAGGCTCACTATTTTCGCTTTTCCTTGTTTCAACAATCTTCTTGCTTTTCCTGCCGTGCATGGCATTAACTGCTTGCCATGTTTGTTCAGTACGAACACTAAAATGGAGTGTTCCACCTGTTCCCGTGTTTTTTGCTCCTCGGAGTTGTTGGAAAACGTTTTTAAATCCGCCACACCGCAGCTACCTCTCGCTGCTTTTAATGACGGATCACAGTTGCTACGGGCTGGAGCAGCACCCGTAGATGTGTATGTATTTCTTCTTTCCAACTGCTGCGTATCCTCTTCTTGCATTTACGCCTCCTGATCACGTAGAGGCTTGCTTGCTTAACGGCAAACCTCACCCTTCAGGGCGGGGTACGTGATTTCCTCTTTGCTTACTTAACGGCAAGCCTCACCCTTCAGGGCGGGGTACGTGACTTTTCCCGTTTCTCTATTATCTTCTTCACATCCACTTGAAACCACCGGATATGCTGCTCAGGAGTTCCCACTTCCCGAAGATAAGAAACGAAGCTTCCCACATCGCCATCAGAACCATTATCAAGGAATTGAAATATCAGCGGTTCCGTTGCTGCCTTTCGCCTTCGCATGTAGTTTTTGTAATAATTGGGGTTCTTATCACGCCACCGCTTTTGAATAGCTGAGACTTTTTTGGGGTTGTTGCGGCACCATTCGCGATTCTGTTTGGCACAGTGGGCTTTGTGTTCTAAATACCACTGATGGCGGTAGTTTTTGATTTTAAATTCGTTTAGTATTTCAATGGTTTCTTCAAATTCTTCGGGATTAATTGTAACCTTCCCAGTCGTTTTGCCGTCTGCATATTCTTTTAGCGTGATGCTATATTCTGTTCCTTCGATTTCTATTCCGGATTCCATAGTGCCTATCATCCGTATCATCTTTTTGCCTTTCAAATCCGCAGAATGCTAGGCGTTGTTACCCCCAACTTGGGACGTAATCTAAATATGACCTAATGCCATCTTTGTCCGTATTGATTACACTGAGTCTAATTGCGCTTGGAAATCCTTCGCCATATAACGCATCTTGTATTTGAATACCGTCAATGCATTCAAGAATCCGTACTTCTGCGTGCATGTGATCCCCGGGGCTTTCAACAGAAAGATAATAATTATAAGGTCTTGTCCTCCTCTTTATCTTTCTCCGCATTTCTTCCTTTTTTTGCTCGGATATGTTAGGACTTATGAATGCCTCTTTCCATGATTCCAGTATCATTGTACCATTTTTTATTTTCATTTTTCTAACAGCTCCGCCATCCTTTCGCTTATCATTTTATTCTCTTACTATCTTCATCTTGGATTCTCTTAAGCCACAATCGAAACATATCCTCAAGAAGGAACGGAAACAGCTCAGCGCTCACAGAATCGCGCCAGACGGTATTGTTATCTTCTCTTAGGATAACGAGATTGATCGCCTTGCTTTCTTTTTCTTTTCTCTTGTTCTCCCTATTTCGAGTCTGCTTGCGGCACGATTTTCCTGAGAAGGCGATAGTCATTAACTTTCCTTCCTCCTTTTGTTCTGGTCACTCCCAGATATATGATACGGACAAAATCACCGACTGCGATTTTCTCGATTCGCGATTGAAGGATCTTGTGCGCAGGCGTCTTGATTACCTCGCCGTCTACCGTTTCGAGTGTTGCTTCGATTCCATACGAACTCTCCTGGATATCGAGAACTAAGCCGGAGAGCGAATCCCCTCTTTTCTCCGGTATCCAGATGTCATGCAAGTCCGGCACAACTTCCTCAAATCCCTCTTCTTCTACATTCTGTTCGACTTCATCACTCGGCTCGCGTTCACTATATTCCCATCCCTCTTCTTCTTCTTCTTTTTTATTCATTTTCTCCTACTCCTACTCAACTTTTAAAATCTATTTTTCCCTTCCCTTTTCATGATGTTGCAAAGAAAGAATATCGACATAGTCATTTTCTTCTTTCAGGAAGCTCTGGAATCTCAAGAGCGTGTCAACGAATTCTTCAGAATTGACTCCTTCACAGAGACGGATGGTAGGTCTGAGCCGGAGTTGTTGCCAATGGATATAATGCGCGCCGCTCAGCTTTCTGAGATGTTTTGAGAGCGTCTTCTGATCGAAACCTGTACGCCCAATCAGGATAGGGAGGAAATAATCTATTGTTCCTAAGTTTTTCCCGTTCATCAAGTATGCTATTACGATTCCTCGATATGTCTCTTGGAGATGTGGATCATCGGGGGTGATAATAGAATCCCAGAAGAGAGTTTCGATTCCGGGTTTCTTTTTCGTGTTTTTGGCGTTCTGCGCTTCTTCGATAAGCGATTCGATTGCCTTTGTCTTTCCTCCCTTGCTTTCGAGGAATGCGAGATGCGCTTCACTTAATTTTAGAGATATTGTTCTCTTCTTCTTTGCGCTCATTTTATTTTATGTATTTCAGTTCCCAGGGAGAGTAGGTCTGCCCGTAACCAATGGTACTTCTGGCAACGCAGTATTCACCTTCTTCTATTACGCGGTTGCATATGTCACACCGTAATTGTATAAGTGCTTTACCGCCGACTTTCCTGACTTCTTCGGGTATTGGAGGTGGCGATATTATGGCTCCTCCTGCTTCTTCTACATCTTCAGCGGTTATTAACAAGTTTCTGAGGTTTATTCCGCTTGTTTCCCTGTTACAATCTATACATAGAATTTCTTTTTTCATTTCTCGAACACCTCATCTTGGCACTTTTGGCAGAGCCCTGAAACTTCATGCTCGCGCATTGAAAGTTCATCACGGAATTCTGTCATTGTATCTATCTTCTTACCACAAAAAGGGCATCTACCTTCTTTTACACTGTCAACTTCTTTTCCAAGCCCTGCTTTACGCGTTATCTTTTCATTCATTTTGATTCACCTCGCGGCTTTCTATTTCGCCTTGCGACTTTTCCTTTAGGAATGTATCTAATGCTGTATCTAAATTAGAGACTTTTTGCTCTTCTTTGTATCTCCTCAGGATACCATACGCTTCTTCACTAATCACAACTAGCATTTTCTTCATACTAATAAATATCATAATTACAGTATAAAAGCTTTTCGGTTTTTGTTTTTATGTTAGCCAAATGGGTAACTAAAAATATTTAGTTAAGTCAAGTTGCTTATTTTTTTCAATCTTATCTGTTTCATTTAAATCTAATTGATAGAAGTGTTCATCTCCTGCATACTTCTTTATATACTTGATATGGACTAACCTATTATGCGTGTGATAAAGACCATTTGTGCTTACAATGCTTTCTCTTAAGTCATCAATATTGTTTTCAAACCATATTCTCAATGCTTTTGTTAATGGAAAGAAAAGGAGTTCTAACACTTCAGTTGCTTTTTCGTTTTGCCCATCGGTATTCACTGTGCCGTATGAGATATAGCCTGCTTGTAATGTATAGAACCACCCTTTATGTCCTAATTCTTTGTTGCTCCATGTTTCAAACGGGTATGTTTTCCAACCTAAATAGTCTATTCGCCTTGTCTTTTCATCTATTGAAAAGCGTGTGGTATCTGGTCTTGTTACTACTACGTCAGTACCAAAACTGCGTTGTGCTTTTTCGTTTTTATCGAAGCGGTCTATTTTTATGCTTTTGCCAAATATTTTCTTGTAATAATTATTAAAACTCGCCTTTACCTCTTCGGTGTTGAATTTTTCATTACTTTTGAGCCATTCGTAATCTTTTTCGTTATGTATCAATTTCTAATATCCCCTTTAAACGTTTCCCAGTTTTCACGTTCAGGAAAGAATATTTGTAAGTAGGGGGGATATGATGCCCTTTCTATTATTTCGTATATCTTCTCTGGTTTCTTACTATGCTCAGCTCTCGGCGCTTCAAAAGAAGTTGGTATATCTTTTACGCGTGTAGTTAGCTTACCGGAAACAAAAAATAAACAGTGCTCTGTATTATTCCTGAAGTATGAACCCAACCCGATTGACGGCTTTATCCAAGTTAGCGCTGTTTTATATGTAAATCCCCAGTGTATTCCTAATTTTAATGCTTCATAAAGAAAATTATTTGTAGTCCAGAGGTAAAGATGGCATCCTTCTTTATCTACGTATCTTTGTATATCAAATGCCTTTAATTCATCGATACTCAGCACAGCATATTTTGGTTTGCCTCTTCCTGCCAGCGATAAATGCTCATAGTCCCAGGGTGGGTCTATTAAAATTGTCTTGAAAACACCTTCAATCTTTTTTTGTGGTATTTGATTAATTAAGCGTTTCTCGTCTTCTTTTTGCTTCGTAATTCTTTTCATCTGACTGTAGGCATTGTGAGTCGTGATTTTATCTTCTTGCCACTGTTTCTTTATCGGCTCTGGCGCTTCTTGATAGACTTTTTTCGCTTTTTCGTATTGCCTGCCTGAGCCGAAGCCTACATTTTTTGCTACTTTGTCGCGGGTTGCACCCTCTTCTTCCCGTATGGGAAAATTTTCCATATCGGGAATCTTATCCCCTTTTTTTAAAGTTGCTAATTTTCTCTTCTCCGCCTTCAGTCTTTCAATCGGTTCTAACTCCAACCCGCATTTGACCTTCTGATAATCATTCAAATGCCTTCTCAGTAAATTATCCTTGATCAGCGCCTCCTTTATCTGCCACTCCTCTTTTAAATCCGTTCTTATGATGCAAGGTACTTTTATGCCCAGTTCTTTCGCTATTGCGCTCCTTCTATGACCTGATATAATTAGATAATCAGCGCCTTGCGAGATAACTTGTAGCGGATCTTGAATGCCTCTGTGTTCAATATCCGCTTTCAATGTTTCATATTCTTCCGTGCTTGTTTCACCAAAGAGTTCTTCACTTAGATTATGCTCTTGTAGCTGCTTGGGGTCCAATTCTACTATTGGTTTATCCCTTAGCAGAAAGATTGTCTGTTCACTGCTCATTTCTTATTCCTCTCTAGTAAACTCCTTACAACACTATCCAACGACTTATGTCCTTCTTCTCGTTTTATCGCTTCCAACTTTGCCTTTACAAATTCGCTTATTTCTACATTGACCATATATCTAAGATAGTTTGAGAGCATATAAGCTTTTGTCTTTTTCTTTGTTTTTATGTTAGCCAAATGGGTAAGAGACGTTAGCCAAAACGCAAAACGTATATACGTTTTGCCCAAACGTATATACGTTTTAAATAGCTCTCTGCGCTTGGATAAAGCTGTATCGCTCTCTCCGTTCTCCGTTCCGAAAAAATCTAATTTCAGGCGTATATACTATGATATTATAAAGTTGTTTCTAGTTAGTCTCTCTCTCTCTCTCTCTCTCTCTCTCTCTCTCTCTCTCTCTCTCTAAAATATGCGTATATACGCAAACGTATATACGTTTTCAACGGAAGATTCACAGAAGAGAAGAGGGCAAGCGGAGGAAGAAACACCCTTCTAAGAAAAAGGCATAAAACAAAAACGTATATACGCCTGCCAAAACTGAGATGCATCTCAAGAATGAGATAGCCCAAAATTGAGGTAGACCTCAGAAATGAGAAGGGATGCCAAAATTGAGATGTACCCTAAAAATGAGATAGCTCAGATCGAGATAATCTTACGAACGAGAAGTTTGATCATCTCCTTCGCACTTTCAGGTCTGTGAGATCCTCCAGCTTAAGATTAAATCGAGAAGGCACCTCACTTGCTTCTTCAGATTGGGGATACATTTCCAAATAAGCCTTCGTTATCGCTCGATTTACATCTTGGGTTGTTGGTATTCTGCTATCGCTGAAATCGCTTTCAAGCGCTAAGCAAACATGCGCAATTATGAGATCGCCTTCTGTTGCGTTGCTTACTACACGATATTATCCATATGCATTTCTAATAACGAATCTCGCACCTGGCTATTTATAAAGCGTCTTAACTTGTCGTCAGATATCATCGTTTTGTTTCCTCCTCTTTTAACTCTTCATGCCGCCAGCTAAATACGAAGAGATAATGCCCCAAAAGCTCGCCGATCTGCTCTATGCTTGTGAGGACGCGTGTGAACGGCTCAAAGCAAGTATCATCTACATTTCGCCTGATGCATTCTATTCGTATCTTTCGAATGCGTGATATTGCCTGCATCCCACGAATAGGTTTGATCTGTAGCATTTCCTTCCGGGTGAGCAGTTGCACGGTATTGGACTTTAATCCATCTCGTTCTTGTTTGAAATAGTATGGTTCGCTTTTGAAGATTACAGTATCATATTCTATTTTCATTTCTTTCTTCAAAACGCTTTGCGTTAAGTTCTGCCACCATCTCCTTTTTCTGTATCTATTACTTCTTTGTTTTTCATTTTTTAGCTTCTGTATATTGGAATATTGGTTTCACCCAATTAGGGCATTCCCCTCTTGCGAATACTACTACGCCTATTGCATCCGGTAAATTCCACTTTTCCCGCTCCTTTTCAAACGATTTCCCTGTTGTTAAGACATCATCTACAATGAGAACTGTCTTGTATTCCCACCAATCGTATTTATATTTTCTTAATTTCTCTGCAAACTTATTACCTCCTGTTGGAATTGAAATCACCCCACTATAACATAAGTTCCACTCTCTTGCTACAATCCACGCTAATGTTTCATAGTCTTCATCTGTTAGTGCATCGCAATCTATTTTCCACTTTGATCTTTCACCTGAATGTAATGTGAATTTTCCCATTTGAAATAAGTTCATATTTTCGCCCTTTCCTTTTTCTTCCTTTTTAGGTTCATTCCATCCCATCTTTCTACCTCTATTTTTCACCACGGTCTTGGATTGTTTACTGGGTCCATTTCGTAAGCTTCTTCTTCTCGTTGCATTTGTATCTCATAAGGCTCATCATCCATGCTGCCTCTGCCATTTGCCAATTCGTTAGTGCACTCTTCACATATCCACGTTTCCACTCGCTCGCTTTCTGGAATGGGTATATTTTTATCCTCATACATCCAAGTCATTCCATCCCTCGCTTTGTAGTGGCTGTAAAGCGTATCGACATAATCAGCACATCGCTCGCATTCCAGATCGCAGTCATCGGATTGTCTAATATCCTCCGATTCTTTTATTATTGGCATTTCTTGTTATTCCTTTTTTTTCTATTTTGAACTTCAAGACTTTCAGTCCAGTCTCATTTTCTATGGCCTTGATTATATCATCCTTGATGTAGCTATTCATCTCTGACTCATTGTATAATTCTTCTGGTTCTTCTTCATCAGATATTTCATCGAAAACCTCTAATGTTATAATCCACTCTTGTTTAATATCCCCTCTTGGAGAGCCCTTCATTTTTTCTCACTTCCTGTTAGTAATTTCATAATATTCCGATTCAATCATATCTGATATTGCCTGCACTGGGTATAAGCTACCGCCATCTACAAAGCAGAATACTAAGCTTTCTCTGTTTGGTATATGTGTTAAATATAGCGAGACACCATTAACTTCTAATCCATCCATTATCTTGCCCCCGCATTTAGTTTATTCCCAAACTCATTTAACTTAGTCTCCACCCAATCCTTAAATTCTTTGTAGTCTTTTAGTTTTGGCGTATAGTTTGATTCTATGTTATGCTCGCGTAGCCATTCTCGAAAGAACTCCCCATGTTGAGGGTCGTGGTACATCTGCCAGTATAGATGCTCATGCGTTATCATATTTTCTGCGAGTTTATCGAGATTTTTTAGTATATGCCATTTATAGCCGCTCAACACATGTTTTTCCATTTTCGATAAGACTTCTACTGCTTTCTCTTTGTCATTGCCACCCCAATTTTCTGACATTCCTATTAGTCTCTTTATCGCTTCATCCATGATTCGCCCCCATGTTACAACTTCTGCAAACTGGTCTCGTTCTTCTTCGGGCACTGATGCAACTAGATCATATAGGTCTATTGCAAATTCTATTTTTCCGTCTTTTACTTCTATTTCGGTTTTCATCTCCCTTCCCTTTTTTTCTCTCCTGCAGCAACCACTTTTGGACCCTTTCTTGCGGGCTTCGGGTCTTTGCCCAGTCGGAACGGATATAGTGCGCAGTCTGATACTGTGCAGAGCCTAACCTCCTCTTTGGAGCCGCCGCAGCAATCTATACAGTGCTCTCTGATTGCGTGCAGTATCCGCTTTTTAGTTGTCATTTTTCAACATCCACTTCAATTCCTCTATCTCCTCTTCTGTATAATTGTGACCTTTTAGCGTAGATATTAATGCTTCATCTATTCCTACGTCTATTCTTTCGTTGTGTCTCCCCCCTTCCCCATGTCGTCGCCTTGCAAACTCCGCAATTAGCACCGCATCCACGATCCCCTGGTGTGGCTTCTTTGCTCTTTCTGTCGCGAGCAGATTAACATCTGGGAACAAGCTCTGGCATATCTGCAGTGCTTGCACTTTTGTGTTGCCTTTGCGCCCTGAAATGCCGAACTCCTTCTGCCACACCTGAGCTCTGATGACTTCATGCGGGATAGCGAAATCCGTGAGACACTGTTTAAGCGCACCAAACCCATAGCCGGTGCTGAACATTGAAGTTACGCCTTGTTTTGGCATTGCATGTTGCTCTTCGAGAATTGCATAGCACTCGGTACCTTCAAAGGAATAGAAGAATCGCGCCAGATCGAGATGATTGTAAGTTCTCTTCTTGCCCTGCAGCGTGGTCGGGATTACAGACGTTTCAACGCTATCTTGATACATGATTGCAAAACCGCCATGAAGCCCTGGATCTATGCCGATATATATCATAACAAGACGCTCACGAGGAAGCAAGCTATCGCGCTTACGACTATCCCAAGTACAAAAGCCGCTCTTGTAGCCTTTACTTGCCATCTGAGTTCTGACTGAAGCCGTGCGATTTTTGCTTTATCCTCATTGACCTTCGCTTCCTTTTTTTTGAAGAGCACGAGGATTGCCTCGCTGGCAAGTTCTTTCATTGGAATCCCGAGTTTCTTTGCTTTCTCTGCGAGGAGCATATGAGATTCCTGAGAGAGACGCACATTAAATCCTTTGCTCATCTCTTGCTTCCTCCCTTAGTTGAAATCTCTTCTTCATTGTTCCCTCTTCGGATAGGACAGATGGGTGCGCATCTGTTGAGAGAAGCTCCTCATCTTCATCAGAAATAAGCTGCGTTTGCGGATTGAAAAGCATGACTTGGATCTTCTCCCCCGTGTTGAGTCGCGGGATGAATTTAGGATCCCCTTTGATTGTGATCGTTGTGAGATCGTTTTCCAACGTGAGCGTTCGCTCATGTGCAATATAGTTTTCGCCATTTCTTTCTGTTTCCGTGTCTTTGACTCTTCTGACAATTAAGTCCTCTTTAAACGCCATTACGCTGCGACCTCCATTTCTGTCACCTCGACGAAGTCACGCAATAGATTAACAGCGAGAAAATTCTCGAGCGTGTCAAGCAATCGCTGCCGAATAAGTGTCGCCGAGTGAGGTGAAACGTTTTTAATATCTACACGTAGCGATAAATTTAATGCCAACCCTTCTTTTTCCTTTTCGCTCATCTCTTCTTCATCTCCTCCAAAATCTCGCTGTCTGTTGCCTTACGGAAACGGCACGATACATAGTCCCCCTCGCTTATCTCTAACCTCTGTCGCAAGTCACGCGGGATTGAGACGCGACCTTGCCGCTGGACCAGAAAAACCCCTTCCTCATCTTTTCCCTTCATAATTTATTTTACCTCAAGTAAAATAGGTTTCATGTCTTTAAGTCCTTATTGATTTTTAAAAAACCGAAATTGACTTTAAGAATGAAGTTTTAAATGGCATTGGGATTTTGAGTTGTCCTCTCGTTTTCTTCACAGGATTTTCTTTTTGGGGCGGGCTAATCCGGCAAGGAAGATAAGTCAGCAAGAACGTCACGCCACTTCTCGCAAAACGCCTCTAAGCTTCTCCTCCGCGTCGGGCTCAAATTGCTAAGAGAGTAGTCGTTGAGAATATCCCGAAATATCTCCTTGATATCCCCTTTCAGGTTCACTCCTACTCTTTTGGTTTTGTGCGGCATATTCACATCCTATAGTTCAGGATTCCGCATTATGTTCGCAAAGGTTTCCGGATGCATCCATATGACACCTTTTGGAAGATGGCTATCTACTCTAATCTTTGCCCCTCCAATCTGCGGTAGAGTTCTGTATACGGGTAGCATATCATAGAGTGTTCTTTCAATGCTGTGGACCAGCCTCATCAGTTCTAATCTCAAAAAGGTCGGCTCCAAGCGAAGTGCCATATTGGACAGTGTTTCTTTTGCACCAATTGTGAATGTTGCGCTTATTTTTAAGCTGTCGGATGGAGGGTCGCTTTTCCATTCAATGTTGATTCCGTTTACCTTACTTTCTAATCTGTGCAGAAAAAAAAAGAACTATAACCTCATAGCTTATTTGCGCCACTCCACATTAACGCTTAAAAAGAGCCATCCTAACGCAATTTTATAGGGGTCCGCATGCATTAGGTATAAGACCATCGAAAACATTGCTGAGGGAGCATGTCTGCTTCAAAACAAAACAAACCTCGCACGAGAAGAAAGTTTAATTTCCTTATCTGATTGTGGCTCAATAAAATGTATTCTATTATCGTCTGAGCAATAAACTAAATTGAATGCGTGCCCGCCCGCCCAGCAAAGTCCAAAGGCGGGGTTGATGTTTTTCTTTTCGATGAAATAGACTTGCGCATTTGACATTAATCTTAATGCATACTTGTCGCAGTTCCAACCAGGGTCGCCGGTATAGACTTTTTTATCGGTGATATCTTGTTTTAAGAATGCGACAACATCTTTCCTCTTTAGGGCGCTGAGATATTGATCCCCGATAAAAATCTTGGAGGAAGGTGCCTTTGTTGCTTTGCGAACTATTCGCTTCAAGGAAGGGCGCCCTCTTCCTCCTTTCTCTTTCAATTTTTCCTTTAGTTTGTCTAACAGGGCCATATCGAATTACGGCTTCGCTTTAAAGAAGGGGCAGAGTGTCTCCTCTCTTGCAGGAGCTGCAGGGTAATCCGGTATCTCGCTTGTAAACTCCGCAGTTGCGTTCCAAATTCCAGAACGTACCTTAAAACTATCTGTGATCCGTGAGTTTGTGAATGTCTTATTGACATCCCCTCTCAATATTCTTTCTTGTGTCTGCATGCTGAACTTGCCAACACCCACCGAATTGACGGCAAAGGCGACATTGCTTGGATCTGCAACAGTCGCAGACTCATAACCTAAATTACGAGCGGTAATGCGCGTTTTTGCCGAGGCGCCATAGCAGACAGACTCATTATCGCCTTCTGAAACTCTGGCCTTCCTCAAGCCTTCATCGAGGAAGACCCGTTTTAGGTTACTTGCCGGAATATAATTGACAGTCGTTTGTGCTTCTATGCTTCCTCCGTCCATATCGAGCGATGAGGACATGGCAAACTGACCAGCATGGACAGCGAGTATATCGCGATTATATCTCGTTTCATCAAAAGGCAAACCGCCGTGAGTCGTGCTCATCTGGCTGGACTGCGTCCGAACCGAACCGCCTGTGACCGTGACCGAGAATGACGTTTGTGCTGCAAGGGCAACGCCGCTGAAAGCGATCGAGAGAACCATTGCGGTGGCTATTACCACTAATGTTTTATTCATTTTTTATGTTCTTTTTCACCTCCTTTTTTTTTATTCTTAAGAGAGAGACACGATTAAACTTTCTTAGCCATCTCTGCAAGTTCCACATCGACATCAAACTTTCGGAGTTCTGCAATTTCATCATTGAGCCTCTCTTCTTGTCGCTGCGCTTCCTCGAGATGCCGCTGGCGCATGAATATCTCGCCGGCAACGACCATCTTCGCTGCTGCGGGTTCTTTCCCTTTGATTTCTTCACGAACCTGCTTGAACATGTGTTCTCTTAGAACTGTGTCTAACATTTAGTTTTCATATCACCTCCTAAGTCTTTCTTTCTCCGGAGCAACAGGGAGAAGCGTGATAGTGGGTTGTAAGAATTTATCGTGGTTAACTTCAATGCCGACAGAGAAGGGAAGCTTATTTATGATCCGGGCAAAGTTGAGGGAGAGTGGGAGAGAGTTGCTCTTGCCCTTCTTGAGGATTATATCAGGTTGTAATTCCATGTAAAAGCTTTGAGAATAAAACTATATAAATCAATTCGAATCAAGTTGTCTCTTCTTGAGCGAAGTACGTAAATGTAACAGAGGTGTTGGCAAGCGGAGTAGGTTCGTCTTCAGCGATTTCGTGATAATGATAGCCGTCGTATCCTTCCGGATGGTCATGACCGTCATGCTGAGAAGTAGTCCATGCGACAATGTCAATATGAAGATCTGTCATGAACCACAGATCCACGTAACTAATAGGGTGCTCATGAGAATCAACCGCATGAATATGCGAGGGGCCTGCGGCATTTGCACCTAAAAACCCGGTTACACACCAACCGCTTTCGCATTCGCTTCCGCTATTGATTGTGTGGACAAGTGTGACGTAGGTAGACGGGCCGCCAGTGTAAGGCGCGACAGAGCCGGTGTAATTGGATGCCAGCCCCCAAACATTCTTTTCCTCCTTCGTCCAGTGAATCTCCCCGCCGACCGTATGCCAGTGGACGCCACTTGTGTAGATGACATGAGAGTGGGAGCCCCCACCGCCAGATGAAGAGCCGTGACTGTGCTTGGTTTTTAAGATGCGTGCAGTGAACCCGAACTCATTACGCGACAAGACAGTCACTTGCCACGTCACATCTGCTTGAGGAGTAGCGACAACGCCGGGAACCGTGCGGAACACACGCGGGAATGTAACAGTGACCTTGCCCTGACTATCTGTCACTGCCGTATACGTTTTCATAATCGAATACCGCGTGTAGAGCGGAGGAAAGCTAAGCGTAGGGAAGCGGGGCATGCGCTTTGGTTTATCGGGTTCGACCTTGAGTAATGATTTGACCGATCGGGCGATGCGAATCAGGTGTGGATATTTATCAAGCTTTGACCGGGAGCGGGGCATAACAATTGGGAATTCGGCAGCAGAAGATGTGCGTGGTGCATGGAATAGCTTGGGCATTGGCGGGACTTTTTTAGAAGGAGAAGAAGGAAGCGTGACTTTTGTCTTGGGAGTTGTAGGCGTGCGAGACCGTGAGGCTTTGAAGATCCGCAAGAGCCTGGGAGTAGAGATTCGAGGTGGTGAGTTGGGCAGCGTAGAGCGGCGATGGCGCGGCATAATAATAGAACAGAGAAAGAAAAGGTTTAAGACAAGGAAGGATAGAGAATAAAGCATGAGATTTTACGGCAGCGAAATATTTGAAGGCGCCGAAGTAGATGCCGCAGATTACGAACGGTTAATGGCATTAAGAGAAGAAGAAGAATGGCGAAAGACAGAAATCAAAGAAGATGCAGAAGCAAGAAGACTAGAAATAGACCGATGGGAGAATGAGGAGATAGAAGAGACAGAGCGAAAGACAAACGAAGAAATAGAAGCAGTGCTCGATGCGCGGCAGTTCATAGCGGTATATGAAGTGAAAGGCGAGCGCGGCAGATGCGCGTTATGCGATGCGAAAATAGGCACAATTGGGACGATGGACGAGCTGGAAGAGAAAGACTGTGTGCCGCCTTTCCATCAAAACTGCCGCTGCTTTTTAGAAGAAGTCGGTTATTGCGTCAAAAGCGGAATGTGATATAAGATACCAAGAAAGCAAGCGAAAGGCTCACAACGAAATGAGATGATCAGCGAGGCGTACATTTGCAAGAAGCTCAAGGTTTCGCGATTGGTCATAATATAAGAGATTCTGAGTCATCTCTGCTTGCTCTAAGAGCGGATGCGATCCGACATCGTAAGTCACGGCATAGAATGCTGCAATGGACGTGGTAGCACGCTGAATAAGACCATGCTTATCAGCGCTGAACGTAAAGTCTGTCACCGTTCCTCTGCCAGTAAATCGCATAACAGCATCGACAATACTCTCAGCCTGAAAGATGAACGTCTTGATGTCATCATCCAAAACATCCGTATGGATATACTTTGCAGCTTTGCGCACAAGCGCAACAGATGAATACGTGACGGTACTAATAGAAGTAGTCAAACCTGCAAGAAAATCCGCAACACGCGTATCCGCAAGCAGCGTAAGAATGCGAAGCTGATCATAGTATAAAAGATTCTGAGTCATCTCTGCTTGCTCAAGAAGAGGATGAGATGCAACATTATACGAGCAGGCGGCAAACGCCGCGGCGGCAGTTGCAGCACGTTGGATGATTGCATGCCTTTTAGCATCAAACGTGAAGTCAGGCGATCCGCCACGAGCAGTACGCAGCATTGTCTCATCAATGACGCTCTCAGCCTGCACGATGAACGACTCGAGATTGGAATCAGACAATCCCGAAGGAATCCACTTTGCAGCTTTGCGAACAAGAGTCGCGGAAGAATACGTAGGCATGAATGAAAAGAGAGCGCGAACAGTTTAAGAAGTAGAAGAACGTGGTAAAAGCGCAGTAGATGCAGGGGCGAGCAGCTCGATAGCGGATTCCGCACGCGTGGTGAGCATCTGCGCGATCTCAAGTTTCGCCTTTTGCTGCGAAGAGAGATTGAGCGAATCCTCATGGAACTGCAGACCAGAGTAAGAGCCGCCAAGCGCTCGAACGATGCAGTACGCAGCAGCAAGATCAGTGCAGGCAGCGCGAGCCAGTTTGAAATTGCTATCAGAAGCAGCATAAGTGTGTTGCGTCTCCGCCTCGATGAACGCTTGTGCATCCTCTATAAACTCTTCGACATGTGCCGGATCGACATCCTGGGCAGACAGCCCCGCGCGATGTATAACGCGCTTATAATCCGTAAGTGGCGGCATTTTCTTCTTCCTTCTTTTTCTTCACTATGTAATGGAGTTTACAACAGTAAAATGATCCTGCTCGATAGCAGTAAAGCCCTTAACCGCCTTAATCTCAGACTTGTAATCGCCACAGGGCGCACTGACGGGAATGACAAAGTCAAAGTAATACTTTCCGGTATCGGACTTGGACATTGACTGAGCATCGACCTGTGTCGACCCTTCAGAGTCAATGATAGTAATTACAATAGAATCGGGATCGAGATATGCGCCTGTGGAGTCGGTAACCTCTGCAATTTGCCTGACGTTTTCTCCACGGACGTATACTTTAGACATGTTCTTGCGATAATTGAATGCGTAATAGAGAGCGTTGTAAGAGTTTAAGAGCGACAGGATATTCATGAGAGAGCGCAAGAAACAAAAACACGAAGATCTTCTTGGACGCGGTTTCAGCAGCAGATCCTGATTCGGACTGGATGATAGAAGCTAAGATGTCGAGGAGGGCGTCCGTGCCGATGCCAGAATCAGCGTTCGAGAGAATTGCAATTAGTTCGGATAAGCTCTCAGTGGCAGCGGCGGAATCTGACTCGATAAGATCACTGAGAAGTTGGACAAGATCATCGATTCCAGCTCCTTGATCGTATTTTAAGACCTCAGCGTGAAGAGCGGAAACGACATCAGTGCAATGCCCGGAATCCGCCAGTAAAAGAAGGAGTTGAGCAGTATCAGACGCTGCGGCTTGGTCGGAAACGTCTCTGAGAAAGGCAGAGAATGCGTCAGAAGCTGCAGCTTGATCGAAAACATTCCTAACAAAGGAGAGGAGTGCAGCAGAGGCACTGCCGCTGTCCGATGAGATCTTTCGGGCCTCTTCACCAAACCAACTTCCCCATGTCGGTTCAGGATCGGCGTATTTGCGGACGAAGATCCAATCTAAGTACGCTTTACTTTTATAAGCCATCCAGAATACTTTATCAGTTGTGGGATTGTAAGCCGTGTCACTGCCAGTAAGTTCAAAATGCCCTTCTGCTTTGAAGTATTGATCGCTATTTCTGCCTCTAAAATCAATCGTTACAAACTCTAAATCTGGACGTGGTTTTAAGGTAACGCTGTTAATGTCTGTTCCAGTTCGCTCTATCTCCCCCCTATCATTATATTTCTCTTCCCACACTCCTCTATAATGAGGCGAAGGATTATCATCAGCAGTATTAGTTGAGCTGGTCACTCCAAACTGTGTTCGTTCATAATCTCCTGAATAGTAATTAACATCCACTGCGTCCCGTAACCTTATTGCATAATCATTGAAATTGAATGTCTCTTTCGATATTATTCCTACTGCGGTAGTTGCGCCAGGAGTGCCTATGAAACAGCTATTCTCACAGGAATAAGAAGAACTTCCTCCCTGTATACCCCACTTGCTTTCATCAAGTGTCTCAAAGTCATCAAAGAGCTCAAAGGTATCGTCACCGTTACTTTCTCCACTATCGCTTGATCTACCGTAGTACAAATAGACATCAACAGCTCCGGTATCAGGGATTGAAGGTATCTTGAACCAGAAGGTGGCTTTTCTGTTTGGCGCTGTGCCTGATAATTCTTTCGTCCAGTATGAAATCTTAGTTACCTGATCCTCCTTGGTTAATCGAACATCATCAGGGAAATTTTCGCAGTGGTTTTCGCAATGGACATCGCAACCAGACGCACCACTGCTCTCACCAACTATCAGTTTCTTCTGATAATTCGTCTGCGCACCGGCGGTAGTTGCATTGACAGCGCCTTTCTTGCGATATGTATAGCCCGACAGCCAGCTCATTTGCTCGATAGAGAAAACTAACTCAGCGTAATCGAGACCTCAAGCGTCCATGTAGAACCGCTTGCCTTTGTACCCATCGCATCGACTTTGCGATTGATAGAAATACCAGACGTAGACTGCTTCACAACCCACTCCTTCCATGCATAATTGGCGTCCCCAGAGCCAAAACTCGACTTAAACGTAACCTTCTGCGATGACGAAGTAGGATAGCCCGCTTCCATGCCCTTATATGTTTTGTTAGATCCCTGCAAGTCGGTTTGCGTTGGATCCGCAGCGGTATCGCTATCGCCGACCCCGATTTGCGCTGCGGCATTATCGAATATGTGCGATGCACCGCTGACGGCGCCAGTGACCAAATCCCAGATCTCGTCAATACCCGCATTGAGCAGGCAGTTAAGTTCGCCCTCAATGACCTCAAAAGGCTCAACGCGATCGAGGAATGCGAGACGCTGAAGAGGCGTAAGGCATGCGTTGATGTTGCCTTGCCTCTTTTCCAGTCTGTATTTGCAGAACCAATTCCCTATTTCTTTTTTCATTTTTTGATTTCTTCACCTTTTGATTATTGACTGCACTGAAGATGTTTAAGGGCGGTGATCTTCACCTTGCGCTTCTCGCACCCCGCCACGCTGGCTGCTGCAGCAATCTCATAGGATCGACGCCTCGCTGCATGTAATATATAGCGAATGCGTGTAATTATGAAAAACGTCAGAAGCACTCAAAGCCCTGTTGTAGATGCGGACTTCGTCGATTGTGCCGTTGAAATAATAAGAAGAGTCTTCAGACCAACCTATCCTTATATTTCCTGTTCCAATGTCTAATGAACTATATGATATATCGTTATCTTTTTTCAATGCACCGTTAAGATAAGCATAGCTATGAGTTGGTGTCCAGATGACAACATAATGTTGCCATTCTGGTTGTAGTGTGCCTTCTGGATACAAAATATAAAGATTTCCTACATCTGTTCTAATGCGAGAATACATGTAATCATCTGAGCCGTGTTTTTCAAAAAAGAAACTGTATCCATAGGACCCTTTTGTAATAACTGACATAAAGTCATTGCCTGGTAAAGCAGGTTTCACCCACGCCTCAATCGTAATTGCATCAGTAATATTCAAACTCTCATCATTCCCGCAATTACAAAAAGCAAACCCATTAAACTTGCCAACATTGCCATTAAGGCCGATGTCCCATTCAACATCTGAGAGCACTGCATAATTGCCATATTGCGAATAGTCCTTTGCTACATTGCCTATGCCCTCATTGAAAGGCACGTAGAGATGCAAGCTGGGGTCTATGTCGGGCTTCGCGTAGCTGATGGCTTTCGCCATTACGGGTCTCATTTCTTGCGGAGAGATATCGTTTCAGAAGTTGCTTTGCCGAGAAGAGATTTGTATTTTTTCCCGCTTGCTTCCTTGGCGTGGAACGCCTCTTTGGCTTTGGCCAAGATTAAGGAGGGTATGTTCTTTTCGATAGAAGGCAATTTGGATACGGGGATTTGAAGCATGATAGTTTCTTTGCGTTCGATTGGTATTTCATTGCCCTCTTCATCATTGCGAGTCCCTATTTGCGTCACCGCGGAAACCGCTACTTGCAAGGTTGCCGTGCCGCTCTCATCCATGACTTCAGTCGCGTTTGTTATCGTGTATGTTCTTTTACTCATGCTTCCTCACATCCCAATAACCTCGATCATGAAAGTTTCATTGGCATTGACATTACCATCACAGGTGATTTTGAACTTCGTCTTGCTGCGTAATCCGCGTTGCAGGTGGATAGGGTGGTCGGTAGCAGTAGTTGCATCGAGAAATCCCGTAGAGTAGATGACGTTATCGCGTTCAGTCAATAGCTCAAGCTTGAATTTGTTTGCGACACCGGTGACGATTGCCGGTGCCTCGATGTAAAGGTCAGTGAGCAAGAGATTGTAACTGACTTCCTCAGTCTTTTCTGACGTGCCATTTGCCACGACAATTTCGAGTACAAAGCCGGCGATGCTGTCTCCAGCGCGAACGCCTGCTTCCGTTTTAGTGATGTCCCCTGATCCCATTTTGAATCACTCTTTTTTCTTACCCCCATTGCATCTTTCATTAAGCTTAACGATCTCAACTTTGAGATCGTTGATTGCCTGGGCAAGATCAATTTTTATGGCTTTTTCGAAGCGGCGCATCGTATTGTTGCGCTCGTAGAGCAGATAGCAGACTACGGCAATGGGGAAGCCAAGCGTGCTGATTAGAGCGGGAAGATCTTCAACCATCGTGGATTTAGTTTTAAGATGCTGCTCTTAACACTACATATGAGATGACCGCATCATTAGAGGTATTGGCAGCGCTTAAAGTTGCAGTTACGGTGTCTGCAGTGACCGCGATAGACTTCAAATACGCGGCTTCAGAAGGAGCGGATTGGATTGACCCTATAACTATATCAGAAGCTAATGCGCCAGTTACCGTTTCCGCTTTAGAAGTTCCGCCACCTGTCCACGTGAATTCTCCAGCATAGACGATAATGAACGCGGGCGTGATGCCGGAAGCGAGTTTCGCAAGCGTAACATTAGCGTCCTTGATCTTAGCGGTTTCAACGGAATCAGCAGCTAACTTTGCAGCAGTGACGCCACCATCTTCAATCTTAGCCGTGGTGACATTGGCATCTTTAATCTTGGCAGTTTCCACCGCATTACTCTGGATATGCGCAGCTACGATCCAGCCTGCACGATCCAGTTCTGCTTTACCGGGAGCGGGGTCAGCCATCTTTATCTTTCACCTCGTTTATCCCGTCGCTATTTCCACAAACGCATTCTTCTGATGTATTTCTGGAGCGACCCAAGAGACCAGCTCGAAGTAATAGTTCTGACCTGCCTGCATCGGATACTCAATAAGATGCGCGTTCTCAGCGACGACAAACTCGCCAGCTAAGAAGTCCTTTGGTATCACATACACATGACCCGCGGTGATATGGTTAGTCATCCACATCCATGATTTGTCGTTCTCGTCTGTCTTTCCGAAAAGCCCTGCGATCGATTTGTAATATGGTTGCCGTTCGGAGTCGGGTCGGTTTAAGCGAAGAAGGTCGGTTCTGTTGCCAACCAAATAAGCTGGCTCGAAATCGCCGTCCATTAAGCCGATTGCAGTGTTTATATCGTCGTAGATATCCGTGCCCGTTTCGCCAGACCACGCGCCTTTGTTAGTTGACGTAGTAATCTTTCCATTGGCATTTGCTTGCGCAGCGCCTACGATGCCTTTTACATTGAGGGAGCTTTTGCCATTGAGCGCAAAGTCATCCTCTGCTCTGTGAACATCACGCATTGCAATGTCGACCAGCCGAAGCTTGGTGTTTGGGTCGGATGCAAGATCCTTCGCATTAAGGTAAAAGCCAGTTGCGATCTGGTACATCTCATGATTTTCTGTTGAGGATGTAACACCCATCGTGTCTGGGGCAGACCCTTTCGCAACGATCTGCGCTCCTGGGCCAGACCGATCATACTTCTGTACGACATCTATCTGAACAGATTCACCGACAAACCTAACAGGCAGCAAATTACGAGCTGCCATGTTGTCTTTATACTTCTCGATGTACAACGCTATCTCACGTTGCCACGCCTCTACGAAATGCGAGAGGATGGCTGAATCATTTTGTATCATAGTAACAGCACCTCCGCTTGGACCAATTTATATATTTTGATATTCGTAGCGTGACTTGCACTTGGATCGAGCTGAACAGAGCACGTAGTGGTTGAGACAGCAGGATTATCAATTCGATTCACCTCGGCAGCTTCATCGGAATCAATCACAACATAGTCGCCTTTTGCTAGTGAAAGTGCCGTTAAATGCGCCGCACTATCGATTGTCAACACTTTCTCGGAGATACTTGAGACGGTTTGGTCATAATCCGCATCACCAACATCGGGACCAACACATTTGGCAAGCGACTTTGTAGTTCTCGTTGTTGCCGTGCCTTCGGGAACGAGTACGCCTAAAGGCTCAGTACCTGCGCCTAATGTAGTTGGGGCTTTCAGGTAATTGCCACTATCGATCGTTTCGCCTCCGAGCAGCCAAACATGAACTACGCCAGCGGAGATCAGCGGCAGCGTGTCGTACTGGGAATAAAACCCCTCCACTGTTTTGGTCACCATATCCTCCGGTGCCACGCCAATATAATCAGATACCGTTGTACCTGTGGCAATTGGCTTAGCAATGCCGTCTGCTGATCGAGTGCAGAGAGCGCCAAACGCTGTGCGCGCCCCAGCTGCAAATCCATTCCGAATATCAAAAGCATTTACTTTAACAGGTTTCATTTTTTCTTTTTCTCATTTTCCTCCTTTCTTTTCTATTTTCCTCCTTTCTAAATTCTTCTATACGCATCATCGATGATCTTCTGTCCCGCCTGACCTGCTTGTTCCGTTGCGGGGAACGAGAGTCGATTAGCTTTCAGCTGCTTCACGAGACTGAGTTCTTTTCTCAGGTCGTCCAGAGACAGCTTAGCCAGATCGGACTTGCCTTTTGCGTCTTGCAGTGAAGTGAGTTCATCGATGAGCATGACTTTCTCAGTATTAACAATGTCTTCAAGTTCAGACTTTAGAATATCGCGTTCCCTTTTGACATCCTTTGCAGCGTCAAGAACCACCTTAACGTCTTGAAGTGCCGCTAACTCCGCACCGAGCGAATCGCCTTCGGAGTGTACAAAGTTATCGAGTGTAGCCTTTAAAGTGTCGCGCTGAGCTTGGATTGACACAAGCGCATCCTGAAGCTTAGTTATGTCAGGAGCGGGAGCTTTGATCTCTATGCTATCTTTCTTCACGCTAACACTTTTCAAGAGTTCCTTGAGCATGTTCAGCAGGCTCTTGTCCTTTATTGCTTTAGCACGTTCGATACCTGCTTTGATTTTATCTACGAGTTCTGAAGGAACCGGATATTTCTTCGAGTCCAAGCCGATTCCACAGCCGTCTTCAATGCTGCACCTGCCGTTCTTCACAATTGCAATGTGGTTGAGAAATATTTCTTTCTGCGTGGCGTCAAAATGTTCGCCATTGAACTCGCCAGAATCAGACCTATCCAAATTGCAGAAGAATCCGGGTGAGACCTCGGTGAGTTTCTTGTCTTTCACATCTGCAATCAAGTCCTTATCGGTTATTTCCAGGATGCCTTTGAGCGTGTCGTTCTCTGCGAGCGGGTTACGGAAGAAGCCAAGCACTTCAGCGCGATCGGTGACAATTCCGGACTGAGGATGCTCGCGAGTGACGGGAATACCATTTGCGAACAGCGAAGCAGCCTTCAGTTCATCCGCGGGTTTCAGCACTTTCAAGCCGTCATAATCATAGACCATTTCTCGGGCAACGATTGCGGGCACTGAAAGAACACCATCTGCTTCTTCTGCGGAATCCAGATCGAGCTTCATTGCGGGTAGAGAATCGGTGAATCTGGCTTTGGAATCTTTTGTGCCTTCGGGCTTTGGATATTCAGACTTGTAGCCAGCGGGCATCACTACGACATCGACATTGGTGAACTTTACCGGTTTCCGCTCTGGAAGTGGATAATCCGTATCGGCAAGAGGGTCAACAAGATCGGCGATGAGCGCATCGATTTCAGTGGAGTCGTGTTCTGTTTCCTCCATTTTTTCTTCACTGAGAAAAGAAAAGAAAATAGGAACGTTTAAGGGGGTTTATATATTGAGAATTAAATTATAATTTATGAGCATGAGTGATATCATGACCGGGGAAGCATGGATGATGGTGGGATTTATAATTGGTGTAATAGCTTGGATGGCCGTCTGCATTTTGAGAATGCAATATGCTTTGAGCCACCCCAAACCGCTGTTTGACAATAAGAGGGGAGATTAATGCAAGCCTCTATCCTTTTTGAACGCAGTCTCTGTTGTCGTCATGAGACGGAAAGATCCACAAAAAGGGCATGATGGCTCTTGATCTGGCGAATAGTTGCGAGTGCGAAATGTGCATCCGCAGTCTATGCAGCGCCAATAATTGTAACTCACCATTTTCTCAGACCATAGTTTTAGCCAAAATTATGATTATTGCAATACGCAAGAATGTGCCAAGAATGTAACCGCCTTTGGCGTAGTGCACTTCTTTTTGGACATCAGGATTTTGCATAGTTGCCGAATCGATTCCTTTCCATTCTGTTATGCCTGAATAGACGCCGTGGATAAAGGCATGGATTTCGGCATATGTGCTAAGAAATTCGCTTATTTTAACTTCTTTTGGTTTTTCAGTCATTCTCTTCGCTCCTTTCAATATGAAAAGACAACACATCTTCATCTTCAGAGATAGAGCATATTTTCTCTTCTATTCTTTTTCTGCTCTCAGGGCGGATACTAAACTGGGAGATCAGGATCATTTTTCTTTTTTCCTCAAGTCTTAGGTTTTGGGAGTTCACTCTTCTGAACGGTCCACAAGTCGGAACCTTCTTGTTGGAATGCGACCCAGACGCCTTTAAGCTCCTTGCCTTTGAGAATGAACTTTCTAAAGTCTCCTTCGATTAGCATAGTGGCTTTGCCCTGATCGAGAACTTCGATTTTTGACGGAGTTGCCTTTGTAGGATTAAGTTTAGTTTTGGGGCGAATCTCCCCCTCCGCAGCCCAGAGAGAGGAGGAGTGGCGGAAGGGGAGACCGGTTGCGGTTTCCGAAGCGAGCAAGGATGCGTTCAGAGCGAGTGAGAAATAATTTTTGCCGTGTTTAAGAACGAAGTAATATTGAATACGTGAAGGACCTTCACGAACAACCTTCTGCCCTTTCCACGTTTGTTTGAGGAACTTAAATCTCCCCTGTGCAATGGAATCCAGCTTTAGCAGTTTCTTCTTTATTTCTTTTACTAATTCGTCTCTAATCTCTCTCCGCCGTGAGGCGTCTTTTATCTTCCAGTATTGGAACTTCTCGGGGATTTTATTGCGAATATTGTGGGGCAAAGCAGAAGCTCCATATGGCGGCATCCACGCCTTTTTTACAGCGCGAGCAGAAATAACATATGGAGTCGGTGATTTTAACGCGTTGAACATCATCCATGTAAGCAATCCTTCGTCAGTTTTCTTCCATTCCTTGCGATTTTCGAGTAATCGGAAAACAAGCCTGCCGTTAAAGATTTTACCATCGCACATATATTCGTGAAAATAGCTCTTTTGCGCGCCGAACTGCACTTCAAAAGAATCAATAATATAGAAGAACCCGGGTTCATTCTTTGTCGCGCCGACATGCCCGGGCTGCACCATACCCTGATAAGAGAGCCACTCGATTGGTTCAGGCTTCTTTTTACCGCAATTGAACTTCTTCATGGGATTAGACATAGTTTCTTTCACAAGAGGGAGAATCTCTGCATCCACAAGCCTTTTAAATTCTGCGTAATTTGCGGGGACTTTTGAAAGCCCTTTCGGGATATATAGCGTCCAGCCAGTAGCATAATCAGCGGACATCTGCGCACGGAAATCAAGATGGACGCTTCTGCCCCTGCCGTGGCAGTGTACCATGCCCTTCCATTTTTTTGATTCATCAGGATAAGTCAAATAAGGATCAGCGTCTTCAATGGAATAAGCATCTTCATATCGCTTTGGCCATGGCTTCTTTGTAACTGTGCCGTGCGAAGCTTCCACGAGCTTATCCGCGGTGAACGTGTTATCGGGCTTCTTTTTATCTTGGCGCCACATGAGGGGTCTCGGTGACCACATATTATACCATGCTTTGCCATCTTCAGTTTCATACTTATTCAAATTGACGAAGGAGACCTTAAGAATGTCGCCCTCACGAAGTGGTTCGGTTTCTGTTCTGCCGATTGAAGTGTTATAGCTTTTTCCTACTGGGATAGGGTTGCCTTTTGGATCTCTGATAATGCAAAGATAAGACCAAGCATTAGCGCCTTTGATCTTATTGGCACTCTTGACTTCGACATCCCACGAAAAGGAGTTCTTAAACTTGATGTTCTCTTTTGTTTCGCCAGTCAAGACATATGGAAAGCCATTAACGACTTTTAGATATGCGCCTTCAGAGCCTTCTTGCGAGGAAAAATGCTTAACCTCCTTGCGAAGATCCGCTTCATTGTCTACAACCTTGGTTTCCGCTTTGATGATGTGATTTGAATCTTTAATTTTGGCCAGTAGCTCCAATCGCTTGGAATAAGACTCGTCGTGGATATCAGAATCGTAGAACAAGCAGTCGAAAATATTAAGTTTTAAAGTCTCTTCCTTCGGATGGACGCCTTTAGAATGGATGATCGCAGTAGTGACTTGGCGGGGATTGTGTTTCCCTTTTTCCCATGATTCTAATTCGCCGGTGACAATGACATCATGACCTTTGCAGATTTCTTTAAGTTCAGAAACGATAGTAGGGATTTTTTCAGTGATTGGGTTGCCCTCTTCAGTAAAGACAATAACCTTACCTTCTTTGGAGTGATCTACTCGGCAATGAATTCCATCGAATTTTCGCTGAACTGCAATCTTATTAGAGTATTTCCAATGCGAGTTCACGACATTAATTAGATTGCCGATTGTGTACTCTTCCATTTTGTATCTTCCAGTTAGCGGTTTGAGTAGAGGGCAGAATTTGAATAGTTCAACTTTCGCGCATTTTCCATCTTGGGGTATATTTTGAGGGTCAAGGGAGCTTGAGTCTCCCTTCTTAGACATTAGCACGAGATGGGGCTTTTCTATGACTTCGATCTTCTCATTGAAGATGTCAAGATAATTAGTGAACTTTCCCGGATGCGTCTCCTCCTGAAACGGGTATCTAAATCTGAAGCGATACCAGTATTCCTGCGGGAACATACGAATCAAGCGGAACTCAGTGGCGATGTCACGGGAGTTGGAGTTGATAAAGACATCGATGTCACCTTTTGTCTTGCCCCGATTACATATACCGCCAATTAGACTGACGTAAGGTTTGGTACGATAGAAGGATTTAAAATACTTTTTAATCTCGCTCAATGTCACTTCTTCACCAATTTCAATTCCAGAAGGATTGACAGGAGCAAGTTCTTCTTTTTTGGCATCGAGAAACTTCACACGTTTGATAAACGTCTGCACACCTTGCGGGATTTCAGCGTGCCGCGGCTGATCCCACGGAGAAACATCGTACACATCATAAAGATAAAACTCGTTTTTATCCTTCCACCACTCTTCGATTTCGTCTGGCGTGATGCGATGCAGTGGGTAAAGTTCATCAAGTTTATGCTTTGCGACCTTGCGAGGCAGCTTCATTTTCAGCGTGCCAAAGCAGAGTCCAGAGCTGCAAAAGAACAGCGGCTTTTCGCAATAAGAAGAAAAGTCTTTCGACTTGACAATCATGGTCTTCTTACCCGCTGCGATTAGCTCTGCATGCGGCGACACAAGATAAATTGCAGGGAGATCGAGCGAATCAAGTGATTCGGTAAGTACCGAGATTTCCCATGGTTCTAATTTCTTAACGACATTCCGCCATAATTTCTCATAAGGCTTGCTCTTTTGCTCGCTGATAGAGAAGGACATCTTGCCTGTTTTAACGCGTTTGGCAATTTCGCGAATGCACGTTGCTGCGAGCGAGTAGATGTCGGCATAGTCAAATGGCTCATCCTTGCCTGCATCGAGGTTTGCGATAGCTGCGATGAAAAGACGCCAGTCATCGGATAGTTGGTTATTGCGTGCCTTTTCAGGGCGATAAGGTTGCGACCAGTCAAAGAAGATCATGTTTCTTTTAAAAAAGAAAGATAATGTTTAAATGTTTAAGATGAAGAAGTATCTATCGTACGGGGCGGGGGTTAACTCGACTGCTTTATTATTGCTGCTGAAGGATTGGAACGAGGATTTTGAAACTGTGTTTGTCAATCACGGCGGAGACTATCCAGAAACATATGACTATGTGAGATACTTACAAGACGAGGGCTTTCAGATAAGAGAGATTATACCTGAAGTGGCGGGGTGCAAAACAATAATAGACTATTGCTATCACCTTAAAAGGATTCCCGGAATACGAATGCGGTTCTGCACGAAGAACTTTAAAGTCGACCCTGTGCATAAGTTCATGGTAAAGCCATGTGTAGAATACTTGGGATTTAGTGCGGAAGAGAAACATAGAGTGAATAGGAAGAAACTGAAAGGCATCGAAAAGAGATATCCGTTGATAGAGCAGGGAGTAACGCGAGTTAAGTGCATAGAAATAATAAAAGAGCATGGATTGAAAGTGCCACCAAGGAGTGGCTGTTATTTTTGTCCTTTCATGACAAAGGCGGAAGCGAGGAGTTTATTCCTGAACCATAAAGATCTGTTCTTGAAAGTGGTGAAATTGGAAAGAGAGTGCGGAAGAGGATATTATCTGAAAAGCGGTGTGCCATTTGAAAGATTTGCAAAGGCGGATACGCCGGATATAATAGAATTCATCGAGCGCTCAGGTATAAGTGTCGACGCCCGCTCCTGTGGAGCGGCGCATGTAAACGAAGCCGCTCCTGTGGAGCGGCGCATGTAAACGAAGCCGCTCCTGCGGAGCGGCGCATGTAAACGAAGCCACTCCTGCGGAGCGGCGCATGTAAACGAAGCCACTCCTGCGGAGCGGCGCATGTAATAACGAATAGCGTTGATACTATCTCGATCTGTATAACGTTGATACTATCTCGCTCTGTATAGCGTTATAACTGCGCGACAAAAAAAGGAAGACGGCGGTTAAGCCATCTGCCTCTCTAACTCTTGCTCCCACTCCCACTCACCGTCAGATTCAAAATCTACTAGTTCCTGTCCTTCTTCAGGACTCCGATTATTTTTTTTCATTTTTTTCTGCTCTGCAGCAATAAAAAAAATGAAAAAAAATCGTGTTGTTATATAGCAGTAACGCAGATGGGCATCAGAAGCGGAAGGATTATATGACTGACCCCGATTAAAGTTTTTGGCAGCGAAGTCGCCAAAAAGTTTAACGGGGGAAATTCGAGAGAATTTAAGTCATATAATCGAGAAGCGGCTCAGAATCCCTTATACTATCTCGATCTGTATAACGTTGATACTATCTCACTCTATATAACGTAATAACGACTTAAACAAACCAAACAGAAATTGGCTTTTAATGACAGAAGTAGAATTCATATTTCAGAGTCATAAAGAAGCGCCGGAATTTATACACAAGATGCTGTCGGAAGTTGATGCAATAGACTTCACAGATAAAAAAGAAGCAATAATCGTGACCTCAGCAGCGGAAAAGCAATTTGAAAGAGACTACAAGAAGATACTGGACAAATACAACTTCCCAGTGAAAGTCATAGGATCAGTGAATTCATGTGGTGAAGCACGCAACATAGGGGCAAGACAAGCCAAATACGAGAACCTCATATTTGCAGATATGCACGTTTGCTTCACAGGAAACGGAGTAAGGCGACTGCTTGAAACATTGGATAAGCATCCAAAAGCAGCAGTAGCGCCTACAATTGGACCTGGGGAGTTTCCCGCTTGTGCATGCGAGAAATTGAAACAAGATGCAAACAGCATAGAATTTCCCAACTGCGAAAACACACAAGTAGCGGGAGGAATGGCGTATAAATTTGTAGAAAGACCCTTTGAATGGGTTTGGCTGCCACTAGAAAAGAAAGAAGAAGAATACAAAACGCCGATGTGCTGTGGCTGCGCATACGCAATGAAAAAGAGCCTGTTTGGCCAATTGGATGAATATGGTGGTTTTCTATATTCTCGAGTAGGCGGGCTGGGAGCAGAAGAGGCGTTTGGCGCGCGTTTAGCAAGAATAGCAGATGGCGTATATATAGAGCCACGTGCTACGTTTCTCCACCTCTTCAAGGGATATAAGGGACACCCCAAATGGGATGAACACATGACGAGAGGGTTCTACGAGAGTCGCGTTCTGGCGGTATATCTTGATGTCTTTGATGAAAACATATGCAGACACATAACGACACTCTGCAAAGAGCATTGGGGAACCGAGTGGGATAAGAATCTACGATTAGCACGAGAGCGATTCAGATGGTTGAGGGAGAAGTTGCGCCCTTTAAGAGGGAAGATAAAGGAGGGAGATTATTACATTATTAGTGGGCAGAGAGCTTAAGCTTAGTAAGTTCTTATTTTTGCCTACCTAACTCCAATTTGGTTCCCTTAAACATATTTACAAGATAACCTCAGTTATGAGAGTAAAGAAGCTATTTCGCGATGCGATAAACAGCGCGCTAGAGAAATTAGGTTTTCCATACCTGACGCCACATCCGACAAAGACCGGAAAGGAAATTGGGTATTTCCAAGAGACGATCACAAAAGCCGATTTATGGGATATGTACGAAAGGAACCAACTTGCACATAACATCGTTTACAACGTCACACTTGATCTTCTCTCGGCAGGCTTCAAGTGCGTATCGCCAACAACTGGGGAAGAGCTAAAGACCTTTGATGCCGAAGTGCAGAAATTGTACAAGGAAAAGATACACCTGCCGCTGCTGAAGACCTTGCTGCAAGCCCGGCTGTACGGCTCTGCAGGCTTATTAATTGGCTCGCGAGATACGCACGGCTTCGAAAAGAAGGCAAACCCAAAGGATAAAATAGACTATCTCACTTCAATTCCCGAGAGATGGATAGAAGAGAAAGTCCCGGTAAAAGATAAGGAGGGCTTTGTGACATTACCGCTTGAGTTGAGCCATTATAGTCTATCATATAGAGGAAAGACAGTAAAAATCCATGCATCGCGCATTATCCACGTACAGCCGATTTCAATCAAGGAAGACTTTGACGGAGAGTCCGCGCTCGCCCCAATATATGATGTTCTTACCGTACTGAAAACGATGGACTGGTCTTCGGGGCAAGCAATGTTCAGGCACGGCGCGGGATTAGTCTCAATTATTGCTGGCAATCCCGATCTGGATGCGCAAGAGCAAATAGATGCGATTGACGCTGCTGTTAGTGAAATTAACACTAAGACTGTAATCACATACCCGCCCGGGACGAGAATTCAAGTTGATCATCCCGGAGCGCTGGACCCGACAAAGTATTATCAGGTAATAACCAACCAGATTGCAGGAGGGAGTAACATACCTATCTCTGTCCTGCTGGGGGCTCAGACGGGTGCAATAGCGTCTTCGCAAAAAGATAGAGCGGATTATGCTGATTTTCTTGTTGGGCTTCAAGTGCATGATGTAACTCCAGCACTTGAGGGAATCCTGAAGCGTTTTCAGAAATCGGGGCAGTTATCTAAGACTGAGTTCAAAATAGAATGGCAGGCGCCGGAAGTCTTCATGGTAGAGAAAGCAAGAGGAGCTCTTTTAGAAGCACAAGCAGAAAGAGAAGAAGCACAAGCAGAAAAGATCCGTGTGGAGCTTGAAGGATTAAGGAAGAAGAATAAGAATAAAAAATAAGAATCTTGTTTTTTTTTGGGGGGGGGGAGATGCCTTTGAGCAGGCGGAAGGCGTTGCCTTTAGGCATTGATTTGAAAGCTGGTTTAACCTACTTGCATTTTTTGGAATTGGTTTCTTTCAGTCTCCATTTACCGAAGTAGCATTGGTACAAGTCGTGCCCAACGCATTTAGTTTCATAACCGATGCAGGTGGGTTTGGGTGTGGGTGTGGGCTTTGGTGTAGGTGTTGGTTTGGGAGTTGCTTTAGGGGTTGGTTTAACATACCCGCATTTTGGAGAGTTGGGTTCTTTTAGTTTCCATTTACCGAAGTAGCATTGATACAGATCGTGCCCAACGCATTTAGTTTCATAACCGATGCAGGTGGGTTTAGGTGTGGGTGTAGGCTTCGGTGTAGGTGTTGGTTTAGGCGTGGGCTTCGGTGTAGGTGTTGGTGTAGGCGTGGGCTTCGGTGTGGGTGTTGGTGTAGGCGTGGGTGCAGGCGTGGGTGTTGGTGTTGGTGTAGGCTTCGGTGTGGGTGTTGCATAGCCGCATTCGGAAGCATTCTTTTTCCATAGGGACCATTCGCCATTTTTGCAAAGATATAAGTCATACCCTTTGCACTTTGTGTACCCTTCTGCGCATGCTTTGGGAGACGGCGTAGGAGTTGGAGTGGGTTCAGTAACTCCAAGAATACCCGCTTTAGGAGCGGGTGTGGGAGTAGGTGTGGAGACCTTTTCGCACTTGACATGGAAGACAATGTGAGTCTTAGGGCAACCATGCCCGCCATATAGGGAGACAAAGCTTCTTTTAGTGAGTTGATACCCAGGAGGGCATTCGTAAGCAGCAGTATAAGGCATAGTGCATACGTAACCTTCGATAGATTCAGGGAGGTCGTTGCTGATAATCTCCGAGATGCCAAATTCTTGTACTTCTTCGGGGATGGCTGGAGTGGGGGTTGCAGGTGTTGGTGTGGGTGTTGGTGTTCCGGGTAGGAGGGGAGTTGGTGTGGGAAGGAGGGTAAATGACTTGGGATCAATCTCACGTCCTCCATTCTCAGTAAGCCAGTCTGTGATAGCAGCTTCATTCCCACAGACTTCGGGGACTTTGTTG